TCTGAGACATAATCTTTCATCTTACATTCAACAATTATATCTTTATTACAATCTTTACATTTGTACCGATATTGTGCCATGTTATATATTTCTCCTTATGAAATGATGGTTTCATCGTTGTGGTCTTGTTTCGCTCCATCTTCCGATCAATTTTTTATGATCTTCTCTGGTAAAAACAAATACAAAACGTTTTTCTTCAGTAGGATATATATCAACTGGCTTAACTCCCCAAAGCCAATATTGGGCTGCCTGTGTAGCATTACCATAAATTATGCAGTCATCAGACTCGTATTCTTTACCTGTAAATTCACTTATAACTTTCAAATTAACTCTCCTTAAATAGTAAGATTTGACTAACGTAAAAAAATGGGTATGCAAGATTCACAATTATGCGAATATTACATACCCATCGGATATTCAAATTTGGTATATCAATACTATTCGCACAATTCATTTAATGAATCGGATTATTTCTTTTTCTTGCTATATGTTTGATTGCTTACTTGAACTTCCTTATATGACAAAATACTTTCAATTACCGATTGCATTTCTGGTACGAAATTATCCAGATCGGTTAAATCTATCTGAAGTAATAGCTTCTTTGTTCCTGAAATATCACAATCTTTATTTGTATAATCTCTTATAATCAGAAATATCTTATAGTGTTCTATAGTATCTACAATTGTTCTCCACGGAGTAAATGATTTTGCATCATTACAATCTGGACAATAATGATATTCTGTTCCACAAACAGAACATATGTGGCTTGCTTTATCTGACATTAATTCACCTCTTATAAATAGGGTAGTAGTAATAAGCTACCACCCTATAGTTTATTTATTAGTCCTCAGATACGAGAATATCGAATAACGTTGCGGTTTCAGAACAATATAACTTCTCAAGCTTATAATTAGCAGCATGTTTTCCATCAGGAGTTAAGTTCAACTCAGTTGATGTGATATCAATCTGTGCTCTATGACATACAATAACTCCAGCATATACGAGATTCTTGTCGCATGGATCATGGAATATTGCGTGAATATGTAATTTCTTAACCTTCGGAACACTATCGGTAGTTTTAGTAACTTTAACTGCTGTAGCTGTTTCCTTGTAATAACTAACAAATACTTTACCAGTAACATCAGATGGTAAGGTAATTTTCTTGGTGGCTGCGCTAAGAGTAAATTTACCAGCAGCTGCGGTAGCTGCGACAGCATATGTAGTTCCAAATGTATTGTTAGTATTAATTACCTTTACAAACTTTACTTCAGCACCCTCAGTTCCAACAGGAACATACTTTAAGGTAACTGTATGATCAGCAGCAATAGTAATAACTTCAGATACAGGCATTGTGATCTTAGCAACATCAGTAGCAACAACTTTATCCACACCATATTGACTTGCAGCCAAATCTAAACTGTGTAATGAGTTTGTAAAACTAAAGTTACCGTTCTGTGCGGTATAGAATGTTGCAATTGAAGTTCCAATTGCATCCGTTACCTCAGTAGCAGTTGCTCCAGTCTGTAAACTGGGTGATTCACACTGAGTATATCTACCAGTTAACTCATCAGTAGATGTATCATACTCTTCAACGGCTCTGATTTTTTCAAGTATTAGCTCATTGGGATTAAACATAATATAATTCCTCCTTTATTAATTTTGGACAATAAAAAAGAACCGTTTAAAGTTCTCCTGACCAGTCCAATTGTTTTTTGTCTATATTTTTTAAATCTATTCCATAACCAGAATATCCACTTTGAAGTAATAGTTCTGCATTCTTAATTTTAGATATTCGTTTCACACTGTCTAAAAATGCATATATTTTTAAACCCCAAACGTTTTCATGATTATATTTAAAACCTTCACAATTTACCATTGTAGAGACATAGTTTAACAAAAATGAAGAATACTCTTTATCTTTAGTCATCATATATTCGTCTCTAGCGTCTTCAATTAAAATCATTTTTGTATTATTGTTTGCAGGTTTTTGATTGTTTCTAGTAAGTCCATGCATCTTTCTAAGATTTTCAATGATTAACAGATATGTAAACTCGTCTATTACAACAGGTTTCAATCCGTCTAAATCCATCATATATAGATACATACACACTTCTCCATTTTCTGGATTTATTTTCAATTTAAATTTTGTAAAATCTAATTCTCCGAATATTATTTCAGTTCTACTTCTTGGATAGTTTGGGACTAATATCTTATAAAACAATTCAAAATCTGTTATTTCTGTATAGTCTATGCCTAAGTCGTCTAACTGCCATTTTAAGTCAGCACCAACCGCAGTTAAAGAATGTATCATACTAAAATAATCACGTTCTCCATATTCATAAATCTCTTCTAAACTAGGTTGATGAATCGTTATGTAGTCAGCAATTTTTATATCTTTACCTCTAAATACTCTTAAATCATCAATCTCCATCCATTTTTTCTCCATTAGACAAAGAATTCGGAGTTAAATTCCTAAACTGTAACGTTCTACAATAATACTCTTTTTCTAAAATACTTTCTGTATCAGATGTCAATTCCAACTCAAATCCTAAAAACTTAGACCAATTAAATGCTTCTGAAATAACTCCAGCTAAAAGATCATGTCTGTTTGTTCCATCTATGTCTACTTCATCTTCATGACATATTATAGCAATTTCAAAAATAATATCCTTAAATACCTTGTTTGCTGAATGAATTCTGCTATTAAAATTAAAGCATATATAATTTTTAACGTTCAATGTAGTATTTGGAATTTTCATTCGTGAGAACACATTGACATTTTTCATAGAGTCGGGCTGTGATGAAATTATGGCAGGATTATTAATCAATGTAACAACGTCAGGTGTGTTAATAATTTTATCCATAATTTTAGATTTATACTGTGTATTGTCAGTTATGGTCATAATTATTTAACCTCCTACATTGTTATTTTTAATATTAAGCTACTTGTATAAGCACCTGAACTATTTGCAACATTAACTTTTATTGTTTTACCTAACAAATCGTAATTCTCTAGTACTTTAATTTTTGCTAACTTACCTTCGTAAACAACACTAAAACATGAATTAAATCCGCTTGGAAATTCAAATGACCAAATAGGAACAATGCTTGTGTTTATCACTCCGCTGTTGTAGAAGGTTGCTGTTAATGTACGATATACACTTGAACCAATAGTAAGTTCATTACTAGGATTGCTACACGTAATTACTGAGTATGAACCCGTAGGAGTGGGAGGTATCGGATTAATAAAATAATCACATATACCCAAATCTGCCCTATCGTCTGCTTGTATTTCATCAGCTTTCATCGTAAGCACAACTAATCCTTTATCACCATAATTAAATTCCGTATTATTAACATTACTAACTTTGTAAACAGCCCTATTAGACTTATCTACAAAGAACCTATCGTCCACTTTTATGCGATCTGTGTCCAAACAAAATGGGCATTTTATTCGTTTGACACCATTTAGTGTGTTGATTGTATCCGTCTCATCAATACCTACAGTGTTTGAACTTTCGTCTATACATGGATAGGAGAGTATTGTTCCTGATGGTGATTGGAATTTGAGAGTGTAGTTACATAGTTGAATGATAGCTTTTTGATACATTTTGTTATTGTTAACAAAATCAATAATCAACCAATATAATCCTTTGTGTTTAATATACATTCCAATTTCACAACTGTTTAATGGTAGTAATATTTGCATCTCGCTTTGCTTTTGATATTTTGATTGCATTATTCCTTTAATTGCTGTCTGAATACTCAAATCTGAATTATAGAGAATTATATCTTCTCCAACAAAAGTAGCAAGCAATTCATTAAAAGAACTAGTAGCATAATCAGCAAAGTAATCATTTTCAAAACCGCTTACTTGACTTGGAGTAGTCATTAAATACCAATCATTTGACATTTATCACACCCCCTATACATAAGCGGTTGGCTTTTGATTTTCAACCATCTCTTGTGCCTTATCTGATATATATTTAAGTTCTTCACTTGAAAACTTCTTATTATTACCCATACCGTCAATACTAATATCTTTCGTAACGATACTAGCAATTTTATTTATTCTTGATACTTCACGCTCTTGATACAACTGTTTCATAAATTCAGCAAGGGTATCAATTACATATTGATCTAAAACCTTATCGTATTGTTGCAAATCATTATCAAAATTTAGTGGCTCTAATTCAATGCTATATCTACCATTTGCCTTTTTAAGCCACATTAATTCTAATCCTTCAGGAAGTACTTTTTTATCTTGAAACGTACTCTGAAAATTTTGTATTACTTCAGTAGCAGTAGTATTAGCCATTTAGCCACCTCTCTTTTATCTCAATTTAAACTTACAATAAGTCTGACAGAAGTTAATCTTGTCATGTTCATTCAATTTAAGCTCCTTAATTAATGTCAATAAATATTGCTTTTCTGCTCTCGTAACTACATTGGCTTTGACATTCTTTTCGAATGCCGTGAGTGTTTTAAGTTCAAACCAACCCTTTACCTTTTCAGGTGTAAGTATATCTTGCTTTCTCTTTCCATCTTCCGAATCAAATTCAAGGTATTTTCTGGTTTCATCATCTTCAATATAAATGGTTGCATGTGATCCATACTCATCAATTCCAAAAAGTTTGTTACCTCTTTGAAGTTGTGCTACAATTTCATCAACCTTAATTCTTGTTGTTCCATTTTCAGCCAAAACTGTATCTCCACCATTAACATTAGGAAAACCTACGTTCCAAGGTGCAATATTTTTAATAGTTACTTTCTTATCTAAATTGAATTCTGACATAATTTTTCTCCTTATCAACTATTATTATTTTTACAATTATAGAGTGTACTTGATCTCGTTATAATGCTTAATTAAAATATCAAGTCTTTCACTCTTTTTAAATGTGTAATATTTTGTGTTTGTATTTTTGTTTATTCCAGTATCTTCATATGATATAAATGCTCTTAAAAAATAAGACAATCTTTTGGAATAACAAAAATATATATCCTTTTCCGACATATACACCTCTTCAACTAATTAATGTTAATTCATTTTTTAGAATAGTTTCAATATTGTCAAAATCCCAATACCATATTTCTAAAAGTTTAATATTGTGATTTTCTGCATACTCACGTTTACGTCTGTCATGTTCTTGTTGAGTATCTAAATTTTCTTTAGTATAATCACAACCAGAACCATCATGAAATAATCCCTGATACTCAATTAATAAATTTTGAACTGGTAAATAGAAATCATAAGATAATAAACCATTACCAAGACCAAATAATCCGTCATATTTTACCTGAAAATCATATGAAATTTTATTGAAATCTAAATATTCCATTATTTTCTTTTCTCCTTTGGATACATTACAAAAAGTACAAGAAGCACCATTCATAATTCTATATGGAGTACTAATAAAATCATGATTGCAAATTAAACAATGGCAAGCTATTAGTTTATCGCAACTATCATATTTACTAATTATTTCAATATAATTATTATTAGATTTCATAAAACGATTCATAAATTCTTCATGAGAAAGTGTAATTCTTTCAGAAGTCTTTTTAGATGCACATTTGGGACATCCGTGTATATTCTTATGTAATAAATTAGTGGCTAAAGGATTCCACTCATGTCCATCAATTCTACATCTTACTAATATACCCTCATGAGAACCTGTATATTTTCCTAATATTTCAATTTCTGGGTGCAATTTATCAACTTCTTTTACAAATTGTTCATGAGATTTTTTCTTTTTTATTGGAGGTTTAGAATGTGTTTGACACTTTGTACAACCACATCCCCTTAATAAAACTCTTGGATTTGCATACCACTCATGTTTACACATAGGGTTAGTGCAACGTACTAGTATTTTTGTTGTAGAATTTTTATATTTACCTAATATTTCTACTTTTATATTGTTTATATCTATTATTTTACTTATAAATTCTTCGTGTGTCATTGCAAAACCCATTTTCACTTCCTTTACATCAATCAAAAAGGACGTAACATTTCGCTACGTCCTTGATTTAACAAAAGTGGTGAATAATTATTTCACAAACTTTCGCACTAGAAGTTAAGAGTATACCTTAACATGAGCATTCTAGTTGTTTAATATTACTAATATATTTTAGAGAGAGTCAAGAGAACTGTCATGGATGATTCCAACTTCAAACTCACGTCCTTTAACGACGCCAGCAGCAATAGATAAGTCAAATCTTGATACAATATTACCATTGGTTACATCATTTCCAGTAAATGTAGTTAAACCACCCTGAGAGAATGTCTGAATTGCACTTGTTGACTGTCCACTAGGAAGAACAAATGCTAAACCAGCAGGAAGTAATGTACCAAAATTATCGCCAGTTGCATTCTTGGTGTTATAATTATAAGGATTAGCTATTTCAGAAAGTACTGCACCTAAATACGTACCAACTAAACCTGTGTTTGAAATTTCGTCTAAAGTTCTCTGAGAAACACCAATTACATCTTTTGCACCAATAGTTCCAACATATCCAGCCCACGGAACAAACTGAGCAAGAACAGCATAATCACCAATTACGTTGGGCTTACCAAAGCGTCTAATCTTTGTTAACAAAGCGTCTACATTAGCCTTTGCAAGAGTAGAATTCTCATAAAAATATTTGATACCAGTAGCATTCTCAATAGCATTAAATACTGTTTCAATAACGTAAAGAGCAGCATTATTTCTAATGTCCTTCTTAACTTCTTCCATACCCTCGTTCTCTTTAGACATATCGCCTAAAGCCATTTCACGATAATTAACTGCATAACCACCAGATACGGTAATAGGAGTGATAGCATACTTCTCTTTCTTGCGAATAGGGAACGTAACGTCAGTACCTTCAGCCTGAATATTAGATTCAACGCCTAAGTGTTTATAAGTTTCAATTTCTGGAGTTTCATTCCAACCAAGAGCCTTATAAGATCCAAAAAGTCCAAGTAACTTAATTTCCTGAAGTAATTTAGGTTCTACAACAAACTTTCTAATAGTATTTAACTCGGAGATAGCAGAGAAATCTCCAATTTCAGCCTTAGAAGCCAGTCCTAAAATATATTTTGAAGCACTGTTTACAACTTTTTCACCTAACTTTAAAGAAGATAATTCTTCTCCGTTAGCCATAGCAGAAAATACTTCAACTACTGGTGACTTTGCTTTAATCTGTCCACTTGTGAACAAATCATCTTTTCTTGCATTGTTTAACTCAAATGTATAATTCATTATTTAATCCTCCTTATTTTAATATTAATTATGCACCAATTAGAATCTGAGCAAGAACGCCATTGCCATCAAATTCAATCTTCTTGGTTACTTTAAGATAAACGAAACCAGTAGCAGTTGCAGCAGCAGCACTTGTTACAAGATTACCACTTGCGTCGGATACTAACATTGTGGTTCCAGCAGAAATAGAAGCATAATTCTGACTTGTTACATATGTAATATGCTCAGGAGATACCTTGAGATATTTTCCTGCCCAATCCTTCAAAGCGAAAGCTCTCATGTCTGCACCACTAGGAACAGTAAAATCGGTATAGTTTTCGTCATTTTTGCCTACCTGTGCGACAAAATGTGTAGCCTGAGTTGCATTTGTAAACACACCAGCAGTTACCACACCAAAAGAACCATTAAGAACATCTGCTCCAGCAACAACGCTAGAACCATTATTGTACTTCTCATACATTGAAATAGTGTTAGGTTTTACCATTTTAATTTCCTCCTTCTTAATTAAAAAATACTTGTTTCTTCATCGGATTTAGCACCATCGGCACTATTAACCTCTGAGAAAATGTCTTCTACATCATTGTCTTCTTTTGCAGAATTTTGCTCTGCTAATTTTTCTATTTCTTTTTGTTTAGCTACAATACCAACACAGATTTTAGAAATTACAGCATCAATATCACCCTTAATTGCGTCTTCCTTAAATGCGTTGATTTCAACTTCTGCATACTTCTGTTCTTCCGCTGAATAAACCTCAATTGCACTATTTAACTCTCCAAGTCTCTGAGCTACTTTTGCTTTTGCAAGTTCTTCTTCAATAATGTTTCTTTCAGCCCAATATGTATCAATATCCTTCTTTAAACCATCAAGAGCTGTTTGTAACTGTGAAACACTTGCGTTTAATTCAGCAATTGTATTATCTTTTTCAACTATAGTTGAGTTAAGTTCTGTAATTGCATTCGTTAATTCATCGTTTTTACTATTAGTTTCTTTAATAGTAGATTCGATAATTGCTTTTAACTCTTTTTCATCCATCTTAATAATTTCCTCCTTACTTTGATTTTGATTAATCTCTACTAAAGTAGATTTGTCATCACTAGGTTTAATGGAAAGAATAGCCCAGCCACTATGCACGAAATTTTGAGGAATTCTACCCTCTGGTTTCCATCCATCTAAATAAATTATTTTATTATCATTTTCTGACATACCCATTATTTCAACACTTCCAAAAATGGTTTCCCCATTGTTAATTCTTGTTTCAATTGAATCAACGAATGGCTTATATCTCATATAGTCAAAATAACCCTCACCGACACATACTCGACACATCTCACCATTTACTTCCATATCGGTTATATATCCCTTTTCAAAATGACCTATCATAGTCGCATTATTATAAATTGGAATACCATCTTCAACACCCGTGTCACCATGACCTAATATTTCGACTCTTTCATCATCCAAAAACTCAACGGTAACGCTCATTCCTGCAATGCTATCAATGTTGTTTTGACAATATTCTTCAATCCATGTAATACCGTTAAGATTAAACTCCGTACCTGTTTTATCAACTACACAACTATCTGGATGAACTTTATATAAAATCGCTTTGAATTTTCGTTTACCATTTTTTGTCTTCTTATTTGAAATCTCAAATATTTGCATATTCTCACCTACTTTCTTTTTGTGGCTTTATATAATAAAAAATCGACTATAATTAGCCGATTTCAAATTATTGTAACTATTTTGTTGATGGTTTTGGTTGATTATTTGTACCATTTGATTTGCTTTTAGCCGTATTTTCATTTGTTGGATTAACAACTTCTGGTGCTCCAGCTTTATTATCTTTGGATATTGTAAAACTAGTTTCGTGTGGTTTATACTTCTGATCAAAACCTGCTTCTAATTCCATGTCCATTAATGTTATGTAAGCGTCAGCATTAAATCCCGTGCTGGCAATCCAAGCTGTAAGAGAACCTTTTCCTTGTAAATATAATTCTTTCATTTGTGTAGTAAAATCTTTACGTGTAATAATACTACATGGCAGATAATATAAATCTACAGCATGATTTTTATCCTTAATTACATTTTGATTTATTACCTTTACTAATTCTAAAGTTATAGGTTCAATCCACATAAATACTTCTGATAATAGTAATTGAAGGTTATTTGCTTGTGCAGAATAAGATCCTGAACCAGAACCAGTTAATAAACTCGCCATAAAGCCTAAGTCTAACCCAATATTATCTTGAAGCTTACTTTCATTCTTTTCATCAAAAATATCTGTAGAAACCTTAATATCTTGAATTTTAGTTCCAGCAGATACTGAAAAGAATGACGTAGAATTTCTCTTGTTCTTGTTTAATATAGCACCCTTAACAGCAGTGTGTTGTGCTTCTTGTTGTGGTTTGGTTAATGCACAAGAACCTTTCTTTTCACCCTCTGGAAACTCTTGATATATGATTCTATTATTCAACTCACTTAGGGTAGATTGTTTTGTATCATTAAAGTAAGATGAATATAAAATATTCTTTATAGCAGCTAGGCATAATGGTCTGCCCCATGCTTCTTCCATTTTACTTCTAACCTTAGAAACAATGGTTTTTGAATTATCTAACGTAACCCAATTCTTATTATTCGTATTCTGTGGATTGGAATATGCTTCCCAAGCATCTCTTATTTCTTTTGGATATAATCTAAGCTTTCTTTTTAAATCGCTTGAATTAAGTCCAGAAAAGTATTTTACATTAAAGGCTAGTACATAAGAAGAATTTTTCCTACCCACAATTTTTATGAAATCGACAGGTAATGGAATTACTGAAGCATTAATACCAATCTCATTTATTTCCATAATATTTTCAACTTCGTAATCTGATAAGTACTTTGTTTGGTCTTCTTTTGATTTTGTAAAATCAACATAGTAAAAAGCAACTCCGTCAATCATAGATTTCATTAAAGCATCACGAACTACTTCTTTATGGTGAATTGTTCTTAATGTTGAATCCATTAAATTTTTATTTGTTTCCTTTTTACCCTTAGTTTTACCTCTAGGAATAATTACAAAATCTAATGTTGGCATAGAAGTACAATAATCAACACATTGCGTATATAGTCCATTTGCAGAATATAATTCATTTGATAATACTCTTAATTGTTGATTATTTCCCATTGGATTTTTAATCATGTTTGAAATATCTTCTGTTTCGTATAAATCAAATATATCTAATCCAAAAACTGAATTAAACTCTATAACATTACTATAATTGTTTATTTCATAACTATTTCCGTTGTCAGGAGGACTTTTTTCCCCTATTTCATTTAATATTTCTTCACTCAAAGGATACTCCTCCTTCCTTTATTTATTTTGTTCTTGTCTATATTTCTCAAAAATAAACAACCAGTCATATACAGATTTTAAAGGTACATAGTTATTTACAATGTCACTACATTTAATTATTGAATCTAAATATGATTGTTTAAATTCATTACTATTAACAAATTCTGTTAAATCACCGACGATTAAATTATAAAATTCATAGCAACATGTATTAAATTTTCTTATTAAATCATCACTTGCGCTACCAACAATGCTAATGTAGTACCAATATATCATTATTAAAGAGTTTATATTTTGCTGTTTAGAGAAATCAGTATCATTAATGTTACGTTTGATTTTTTCTTTACACATCCAAATATAACTTTTCACAAATTCAACCATACCGATTTTTTGATATTCGCCATCAATGACTCTGGTAATGCTTTGTTGATAGTTGTGCCACATATATACAACGTCGTCTGTATATTTAATCTTGTTTACGTCGTTAATACATGCCCAAACTAGTAAGTTAAATCCAACGTCTTCATTTGCTCTCATATCAGGATATTTTATATCCCATTTATCTAAAAATGAGCGTCTATAAACCTTTGCAAATATCCAAGTGAGGTTATATTGATGTTTTTTAAAACTAACACCATTTAATTGTTCTAAAAAAGCACCCATTGTTAATTGAGTGCTATCATCTTCATAAAATGGCTGTAATAAATTCTCAACACTAAAGGCAGAAGAGTAGGAGTCGTCTGAATCACAGAATAGAATATATTCATTGTTACCACGACTATATCCTATATTTCGTGCCTTTCCAGAACCAACGTTTTCTTCAAGTTTAATATAATCAATGTCTATTAAATTTGAAAATGATTTAATTACTTTTGTTGAATCTACCTTTGTTGAACAATCATCTACAACAATAACATGTATGTCTTTAATTACTGTTTGCATAGCAATAGAAGATAAGCATCGTATTAATAGCGTATCTTCTGTATTATAAATTGGAACAATAATGTCACATTTCAACTATTAACATCTCCTTTACGATTAATTTATAAATGTGCAAAAATCATAATCAGAATTTTCACTAACTAACACTTGACCTCTACGTAATTCATATAAATAGTGTGCTAACATAATTATTGTGTAAAATCTGTCGTCGTGCATTTTACTTTCTTTATCTTTTGGTAATGCATATGATTTACTAGTTTTTTCTGGATTTTCAAATTTATAAATAGAAGTAATTTCTGTTTTCATTACATCAATATTCATCAAAGATATCATTTCTTCGTCTGATAATTCATATGATATAATTTCTTCGTTATTATCATCTATTTTTTTAGAAAAATTGATTACTTCTTGTTTAAATTCATATGGAAATTTTATAGCACCAAGATTTATTAATTCAATAAATTCATCTACCATTTGAGTACGGTATTTTCTTGGACTTATTAATCTGAGTTTATCAACTGC